TCCGGCCATCCCCAAAGAGGCTGCTGATACCATCACGCAGGCGCTCGACAAGATGGTCAAGGAGGGCGAGATCGGCCCGAAGAACAAGTGGCAGGCCCTTGAATACTGGGCTGCGGATTATCTGGCAGGGAAGTAGGTGATAGCAAATGCCTACGCCTCTAAAGTACAATCCGGCGTACCACGATGACTGGGCATGGTCACTTGCTATCAAGGGCGCAACAGATCAGGACATTGCCGATGCCTTCCGCGTTTCGCGTAGGACCATCATTCGCTGGCGACAGACGTACCCGTCGTTCAATACGGCCTGTCAGAGCGGAAAAGAAGTCGCCGACGCAAAAGTAAAAAAATCTCTGTTTGAACGCGCTGTAGGCTTTGAATATCAGGAAAAGGAAAGCGTCATTGACGTAGACCCTCGGACTGGTGAGCAGAAGCCAGTCCGGGTCAGAACGCTCACGAAGAAAGCCGTTCCCGATACAATGGCGCAGATGTACTGGCTCAACAACCGATGCCGGGATGAGTTCTCCCAGACCCAGAAGGTTACGCTTGACGGAGCTGTTCAGACATCCCCGTTCGATAACCTGACGGATGATGAACTCCGCCGCTTGGCTCAAATGGACGAGGGCCTTGATGGCGACGCGGAATAATGTTTCGCCTGCCAAGCGTAAGTACCTCGGCTCAAATGCCCGGATTGCGCTGGCGAAACGGCACTACGCCGATTATGTCCAGTACGTCCACATGGGCAGGTGGAAAAGAGCCAGACACCTCGACCTCGTGTGTGAGAAGCTGGAAAGCATCATGGAGGGGAAGACCAAGCGGTTGATGATATTCATGCCGCCGCGCCACGGCAAGTCCATGACCGTGACCGAAACCTTCCCCTCGTTCTATCTGGGAAAGAACCCAGAGAAGCGTGTCATCGAGATCAGCTACAGCGGCGACCTTGCCCAGCAATTCGGCAAGCGGAACCGCGATAAGGTCGAGGAGTTCGGTCCTACGCTGTTTGGGCATACCATCTCCCAAGTGCAGGCCACCAAAACGAACTGGAACCTCGACAACGGCATGGGCGGCATGATCTCCGTTGGTATCGGCGGCTCCATCACCGGCTATGGCGCAGACCTGCTTATCGTCGATGACCCCATCAAGAACCGCGCCGAGGCTGAATCTGCCACCTACCGCGATAAGCTGTGGGACGAGTACCAGTCCACGGTGAGTACCCGACTGCACGCAGGCGGCGCTGTTATCATCATCCTTACCCGCTGGCACGAAGATGACCTTGCCGCCCGGCTCCTGAACCCGGAGTACGGCAAGGTTGAGGACTGGGACATTATCTCGCTCCCGGCCGTTTGCGAAGACCCGGCTACCGACCCTCTGGGCCGTGAGCTAGGCGAGGCGCTGTGGCCTGCGGGCGGCTACGACGAAGCATGGGCTGCACAACAGAAAGAGACCGTCGGTACATATGCATGGTCTTCTCTGTATATGCAGACCCCCACACCAAGCTCCGGCGGTATGTTCAAGAGAGAGTGGTGGAAACGCTGGGCGGCGCTGCCGTCCGGCCTGCATGACTTCATCCAGTCGTGGGACTGCACCTTCAAGGACAAGGACGGCTCGGACTTCGTTGTCGGGCAGGTCTGGGCAAGGAAAGGCGCAGACCGCTATCTGCTCGATCAGGTGCGTGGCCGCATGAGCTTCACGGAAACGCTGGATGCCATGCGCGGGCTTTCCTCCAAGTGGCCCCAGACCACCAGAAAGCTGGTCGAGGACAAGGCCAACGGCACGGCGGTCATCGACGTTCTGAAGAAAGAAATCCCCGGAATCATCCCGGTGGAGCCGTTTGGCGGCAAGGTGGTCCGCGCCCATGCGACCACCGCTGTGGCTGAAGCTGGGAACGTCTACATCCCAGCGGCATCTGCCTGCCCGTGGGTGATGGACTTTGTGGAAGAAATGGCCGCGTTTCCAAGCGGTGCGCACGATGACCAAGTTGACTGCTATTCGCAGGCGAACGCCTACTACAACGACAACACGTTTGATATTCGTTCGCTGATAACGTAAGAAAAGAGGTGAATGCAATGCTGATTATTTTCTCGGTCAATGACCAGAAAATCACCCATGACCTGAAAGGCCAGCTCGTCGCAGGCAGCGTAGACATTGTGCAGGCCGCGTTCAAATTTGACAGCTCGTGGGATGAACTGGACAAGATCGTCGTCTTCACGAGCAGCGCTTGTCCCAAGCCCGTCCCGGTGCAGTTTGCCGATGAGGCGTTCTACATCCCGAAGGATGTGCTGAAGCCCGGCAAGCTCTACGTTTCCGTGGTCGGTTTCGGGCTGGACGGCCGGAAGAAAACTACGCAGAAGTGGGACATCATGCAGGCTATCACCGTTCAGAAGTGCGGCGATGGCGGCGATTGTGACCTGCTGCGATATTTGGCACAAGGTCAGGTCGCCGACGGGAAAGTCGCAAAGGACGAAGAAGTCAAAGATATGCTGGACACTGTGTTTGGCAAATCGGAAGCTCCCAAACCAGACCCCGGTGGCTCGGACTCCAATGACAAGAACGTCAGCGAGGATGACATTGCCACCGATAAGGACGTAGCCGATATGCTCAACAAAGTATTTGGCTGATGCCCTCTCGCCCTTGAAAGAGGGCCTTAATTCGTCATAGCAGCGCTGAAACTGCTGTGAAATATAATTTTGGAGGTATGCAAATGCCCGTATCCGCAAGTAAGCTTGTAACCCTCGCTCAGTTGCAGGCGCAGGCGGAGAGAGTGAAGCAGGAGCTGGCGAAGTACACGCTGGCATCCGAGCTTGGCTCCCTCGCCAAGAAGAGCGAAATTTCGGAAGCTGACCTCTCGGCTGCTCTGAAGTCCGTTATTGACGGAAAGATGGATGCAGCAGACAGCATGACGACCGAGGCAATCAACAGTGCCATCGCCACCGCCATTGCAAAGTCTGCTCATGCACGCTTCGAGAAAGTTGAGAAGGTTCCTTCCAACGATGAGGCGCAGGATAATGTGCTGTATCTGGTGATGAATGCTGCCACCGGGTACTACGACATTTACGCTAAGGTCGGTGAGAAAGTCGTCCGTCTGGATGACACCACCGTTGACCTGAGCAACTATGCGACCATCGACCAGTTGAATGCCGTTTCTGGAGGCATCGGCGGCACGGCGTATGCAGGCACGAAGGAAGACCTGTCTGCATCCGATGATTCGGTTATCGCCGCGTATTTCAAGGCGCACACCGACGTGGCCGTCAAGAAGGGCGATGTCTTCGTGGTCACGACCACCGTTGGCAACTCTACCTACGAGAAGTCCGCCTACTTCTACAACGGCAAGGCGTGGGTGGCGATGACCGGCAATGTTGATGCCGATAAGGTCATCCTGCGCGAGAACATCACGCTGGCCGGTGGCTATACGCAGGTCGGCAACCTGACCAAGAGCCAGAACGGCACGGCCACTTTCGCCACCAAAGGCAAGAGCGTCATGGATGCCCTGACCGAGATTTTCAGCAAGCGGCTCCAGCCCAGCATCACCGCCCAGCCGTCCATCGGCACGTTCACGCTGACCGGTGCTGGTGCTGTTGAGGCCGGCACTAAGGTAGCTGCTGCGGCCTACTCTGGCGCAACGCTGAATGCTGGCTCCTACCAGTACGGCCCGGCCACCGGCGTTACCGCCACCAACTGGAAGGTCGAGCGTATCACCAATGCGGCCACCACGCAGGTGACTACTGCTGATGCAGCATCCCTGACCGCTGGCTCTGACAACAACGGCGGCGCTGGCTTCATCATCGGCGATGCAGGCGACAATGCCGTGTCCAGCCTGAAGTACCGCGTGACTGCAACCCACGGTGCAGGCGTGACCGCAAAGGACAATCTCGGCGCTGACTCCAGCCCGGTCGTTGCCATTGCAGCAGGCAGCAAGACCAAGGATACCGCTGCCTACACCCCGTTCCGTAACGTGTTCTACGGTGCATCCACCGGCAAGCCTGCTCTGGACAGCGCGGCCATCCGCGCACTGGGCAAGACCGGCAAGGCGTATGCCGCTGGTACGCTGACCATCAACGTCCCCGTCGGTGCGCAGCGTGTGGCAATCGCCTGCATTGCGACGGCCAAGGGTGTCACCAAGGTCATCAACGAAACCGCGATGAACGCGGATGTCACCAGCACCTTCACCAAGTCTACCGTGTCCGTCGAGGGCGCAAATGGCTATGCGGCGAAGGATTACAACGTCTGGGTCTTTGAGCCTGCTGTTGCCTATGGCAATGCCGCAGTCCTCAAGGTTACGCTGGGCTGAGAGGGGAGGAACTGAACATGGCTGTGAACAATACCGCAAAGGCATACTCCAACATGGAGTTCCCCCTGAGCATGAAACGTCAGGATGCTTTTGCTCTTGACCCGACCTGCGTCTGGCCTTCTCTGGCGGAGGCGCAGAACTACGCAAAGACGAACCCGACCGCGTACATCGGTCAGGTCCTCTCCGTGGTTGTTGATGGTACGGCTACCGCATACACCATCAAGAACGCTGCTGGCGATCTCGCCCCTCTGGGCGCTGCCGCAGTTGATATTGCGACCGATTCCGAAGTGAGCGAGATGCTGAGTGAAGTATTTCCCGCCGATAACACCTGATAACGATATGGAGGAATGAACGATATGGCATACAATGAGGAAAAGCTGGCCCGCCTGAAGCACCTGAAGCAGCTCGCACAGAAAGCTAAGGCTGAGAGCGACGCTGTTGCTACTCGTGTTAAGGCTCTGGAAGA